CCACGAAAAAGCGGGGCGGGCTTAACTTATGTTAGTTCGCTTCGTTTTTTATTGCCGTTTGGGTCAAAATAATATATAATATCACGCGTCACATTAAAAGAAAAGAGGATAAACCACAATGAACAATAACGACGAAATAGAAAAGATAATTGACGGGATAGATCTATCGAAGCCCGCGCCGGAAGAAGAACCGCAAAGACAATATTATTTCATCAAGAAAGCGCGGCAGATTGTAAAGAAAAGATCCGAGGAATTAGGACGCCCACTTTTCTGTAATATCGTAACTTTCGGTTGTCAAATGTAAACCGTATCACAGACGCGACAAACCGCATAAACAAAGGCTTTTCTAACTTGCCCATAACTTGCAAAGACGACGGAAACCCCGCCGTCTTTTTGTTATAAATATTTTTTCACATATTGCGCAATAACCTATTGACATATTACGCAATATGTATTATATTATAATTACCGAAAGGCAATAAACCACACAAACCACAGAAAGGCGGGAAACAATATGCAGATCGAAACAGTAAGAGAACTTAAAGGCTACAAAGTACAGAGATACGCAGGAACACGCGGACACTTCTTCGTAAATATCCGTGAGGGTAAGGGCTTCCGAGAGTTCCACACATTCAAGACCATAAAAGCCGCGGTCGAGTTTATCGAAAAGGCTTTATAAACCACAAAAGGGGCGGGCAACCGCCCCAAAGATAAGAAAGGCGGGACAATATGAGCGATTGGAAAAACCACATTGGAGAATTAAAGAAAGAGTGGATCGGGCAAAAGGTAGAATTTGAGGGCAAGACCTATAATGTTGTTGACGTAGATATGAACGGGGCAATAATGATTGACAAACCGACGAAGTATTGCGAAACCCACACGAACCCAACAACGGCGATCGAAGCGTGGAAGATCAAAGACGGAGTATATACCGAACCGAAGTACAAATTAGAAACGCCGGACGGCGACGAATGGATCTTTGACGATCACGAAGAAGCGAAGCGAAATCAATATCTTTTCGGCGGAAAGATCACTTGCACGTTATAAAGGCAGCAGGGGCGGGCAACCGCCCCGATCATCAAGAAAGGCGGGGACAATGAAAGAAGAAACAAGACAAGCCGTCGCAATGAAGAAAATATTAGACAAGCGCGACGCGCGGGAGTATAAGAAAATGAAAGAAAAAGAAATAATCAAGTCCAATAAAACGGACACCACGGCAGCGGGCGAAGATCCGGCAGCAGGGCAGCAGGAAAAGACCTTTAACCAAGTCGCCTATATGAACGAATACAACCGGAACAATTACGACCGCGTTAATTTAACTATGCCAAAGGGTAAAAAAGCGATCGTAAAGGAAAGGGCAGCAGGACTTAAAAAGAGCGTAAACGAATATATAAACGACCTTATAAACGCAGATCTCGAACAAAAAGAAGCGGGCGGAGAATAACCGCCCGTTTTTATTATGCTTTTCGTTCCCTTTTTCTACACTTTTCGCCCTATTTATTACACCTTATAAATAAAGCGTGCTTCAAGACCATTTTTAAAGAGGATCGCGGACACCCGCCCGCCTTTTATTTCTATCTTTTCAACAATCATATTTGTAAACTTCTTCAAAGTTTCATTCCCGACCGTTCCGGCAAAATCGGGGTAGTTTATTTCTTCGCCCGATTGGATCTTATACGACAAAAGAAATTCGCTTGCAGATTGCACGAAAGAAAGTTCCGACACATTCACAAACGCCGCGTCTTGTGCGTCGGCTATTTCGTTATTTATGCGCGTAAGTTCTTCTTCAAGTTCCGCCCGTGTGGATAAGTATTCGCGTTCGTTCATTGCGTCGTCGTCGAAAAGATACGCTTTCTTTAATCGTTCCATAGCGCGGGAGATCTTCGCGGCTTCCTTGCGTTTTGCTTCGATAGATCCGTCCTTGTTGTGATCCGGCAGAGGGGCGGGGATATAGGAAGAAGAAGCGGACACCCCGCGCAGGGCGTCGAATATTTGGCGAAGCGATCCGCTATCCATTTGTAAAACGTCCTTGAACGCTTCGCCGGACAACAAACGCGCTTCGAGTTCTTCCGATCCGACGTCTATGATCGCTTTTCTTTTCTTCGTCGCGCCTACAAGGTTAGAAACAAAGTTGAAGAAGAACGCCCCGACAATAATATCGCTTGTATTTGCAGCAGAACACGCCCGTTTTTGTACCAAAGTATAACAACGGTAATATGTAGGTTGAAAACCGTTCTTTCGCATTTTATCCGCCCCGCGGGATTGAAAGAACGCCCCACAATCGCAGCAGACCAAAAGACCCGCGAAGACGTGGGCGAACTTCCTTTTATGCGTCGTCCCGTTCTTGTTCATTGCCTTATAATTCGCGGCTATTTGTTCTTGTACCTTGTCGAACGTTTCGCCGTCCACAATAGGCGGGAAAACGTCTTTAACGTAAACGACTTCTTCTTCCGGTTTCTTCTTCCCGCGTGCGCTATGGCGGTAGTTATACCGATAATCGCCGCGGTTTATAGGGTTGTGCAGAATATCGCCGACGGTTTTAGTCGTCCAAAGCCCGCCCCGCTTCGTTGGAATATCATTTGCGTTTAGATAATCGCGGATCGCGGCGGTTGTCTTCGTTTCAAGATACATATTATACATAAGGCGAACGACGGCGGCTTCCGCTTCGTCGTGGATCGGCTTTTCGTTTGCTTCGTCCCACGCCCAACCGTAAGGGACGCGCGCCCCGTTCCATTTACATTCTTTCGCCCGCCCGATCATAACGCCCGTTACACGTTCCGAAGTAAGTTTCCTTTCAAGTTCCGCAAAAACAAGAATGATCTTCAAAACCGCTTCGCCGATAGCGGAAGACGTGTCGAATTGTTCGTTAAGAGATATAAACGTCGTCCGGTTGTCCTTAAAGTCGTCGTACATTTGGGAGAAATCAACAAGGTTTCGGGAAATACGGTCGATTTTGTAGACGACAACCCGCGCAACCTTGCCCGACTTAACCTTTTTCATCATACGTTGAAACGCGGGGCGATCCGTATTTTTACCGGACTTCCCCGCGTCTTCGTAGACTTCGAGTTCGTCCGGCGATAAATGCAGGACGTGGACGCAATAATTTTTAAGTTCTTTCTTTTGGAATGGTAAAGAGTCTTTGTCTATTTGGTAGCCCGTAGACACACGGACATACAAAGCCGTGATCCGGCTATCTTTCCCGCCTTTTTCGTTCATAGTGGTTTATCCTTTCTTACGACGCGGCAGGCGCAGGACGGCAAGCCGCAACAATTAGATCTTTGAATTTATCAACGTCGGAAGCGTCGGTTATGGTCACTCTCCAATGTATAGCCGACTTCTTCTTTTGGGCGGCGAATAGATCGTCGCTTTCGTATTGCTTCCGAAGATCCCGCGGAAGATTTAGCGAAAGCCACTTCGTGCGGGGCGTCAATTTGAAACGCAAGAAGTCGTTATTTTCGCAGACAACGGACAAATAATCGTCGCTACGTCTTTCGATAACAACGTCACGCGGCAGCAGGGGCAGCAGGCGCGCCAAAAAGTCGTCTTCTTCAACGGTCGAGTTAAGTTCTTTTTGCCACGATCCGCGAACGGCGTTTCCGGTCTTCAATAAGTTATCAACGCTTATTTCAATTTGCATAATTACACCGCCTTTCTAAAAATTCACATAATACATATTATCGACGCGGAAAAAAGTTATACCGCGCTTCGTCCGATAGATCCGTCTTTTTCTTCGCCCGACAGTTCGGGCAATCCAAGCGAACGCAAAACAAAATTCTTTTCGCCCGCAGGAAGTGACCGGAAACGGGTAACAATATCTTTTTCAAGTGGGGAAATATCAAAAGTTGCAGCAGGCGCAGCAGATCCGCCGATCAATTCGTCGGGGGTTACGCCGTACAATTCCGAGATTTGAAGAATAACGGACAAAGGGACTTTACGCGTTCCGCTTTCATATCCGCTATATGTACTTTGCGGCATATCCAAACGCGCCGCCGCTTCACTTTGGGAAAGCCCCGCCGCCGTTCTTGCGCGCGCTACGTTCCGCCCGAAACGTTCATATATAGAACCGTGGGTCGGTTGATTTTGAGTCTTCGACATATCTTAACCGCCTTTCTTTATACCGCCTTACGCCTTGAATTATAAACGCATTTTTGCGGTTTGTCTATAAAATAAACGCAATTTGCGAAAATAAATATTGAAATATGCTTGACAAAAACGCAAAACGCGTTTAGTATCATAAAGTGTAAACGCAAAACGCGTTTAAGATAGAAAGGAGATAGCGGCAATGAAGAAACTTATTGTTATTTACCCGAAACTTGAAGCAAAACGGGCATACCACGGCGAAACCGCGCACGATATAGCCGTCTTATTAGGGGTAAGCGACGATAGCGCGCGTCGCAGGCTTCGCGGCGAAGTGGAGCTTGATTTGTCGGACATTGAAAAACTAATGAACCACTACGAAAGCACGTTTGAAGAACTTTTCGGACGCGATAACGCGGCGGTAGCAAAATAAAGCAATCATAGAAAGGAATAAACCACAATGAACAACGAAGTAATGTTTAGTAGTAAGTCGGATCAATGGGCGACACCGCAAGACTTCTTCGACAAACTTAACGAAGAATTTTGTTTTACCCTTGATCCTTGCGCGACAGACGAAAACCACAAAGTCGAAAACTATTTCACGGCAGACGACAACGGACTTTTGCAGAATTGGGGGGGGGCAGCGTGTATTTTGCAACCCGCCTTATAGCAAAATTGGGGATTGGGTTAAAAAGTGTTACGAAGAAGCAATCAAGCCCGAAACACTTGTTGTTATGTTGATCCCCGCAAGAACCGATACAAGATATTTTCACGACTATATTATCCACCGAAGCGAAGTTCGCTTCGTAAAAGGTCGCTTGAAATTTGGAGATAGTAAGAACGCCGCGCCGTTCCCGTCAATGGTAGTAATTTTTAGGGCGGCAGGCGTGCAATAAAAGAAAGTGAGGTTATGAAGAAATGGGACTTATGGACGCATTTAACCCCGAAGCAACGACAACTATTAAAGTCGGGGAACTTTACCGCTTATTAGAAGCGGCAGCAACAAACAAGGTTAAAGCCGACTTCTTATTGAACGGCGTAAAAAGCGAAGTTCCTTATAGATACATTCGCGAAGTAGTTACCGGAGAAAAAGAAAGCGACGAAAAAGACCCGATCGTTATTTCCGTAGATCGCGACGCAATTACCGGAATACTTGAAAACATTATTGCAGCAGGGCAGCAGGACGAAGACGAGAACTTCACAAAAGAAGAATTAGAAGAAATGGACTACGACGATCTTTGCGACCTTGCCGACGAAATGGGCGTTTACGTTCCAAGAAATAAGACAAACGAAGAACTTATCGACGAGATCTTGAAGATCCAAGGCGAAGACGCCGAACCGGACTTCGACCCGCTACCGTTCCCCGAAGTTTGCAAGACAAAGGAAGAAAACGACCGTTACCATTTTTTAGCAGCAGAAACAAAAACAGACCTTGAACATATAGCGCACGAATTAGGAGTTGCGCAGCCGTCAATATATACCAAAGAAAAGTTGCTTGATTTGATTATTGAAGCAGAGCGAAAGGCAGCAGGCGAAGACAAAGGGGGCGAAAAGTAATGCAGAAAATACCATATACATTCAATTTGCTACTTCCTACATTATCGCCCGCCGCTAACCTTGCCGTTTTTGAAGACACGGCGCGCGGACATAACGAATTATTCCACGGAAAAGCAATTAAAGCCCGTTCCGAAGAAGCGTTGCAGGATCGCGAAGTAAAGCATATCGGCGTTAATGAGGTAAACAACACCGGAAGCGAAACAATAATCGAAGTATTTGTCTATTAAGAGGGCTTGCAAATGGTAAAAGTCAAAGATTTATTAGAAATCTTATACGGCGGTATTCCGTCCGTTAGGATCGTAGACGTAAACGTCCTGCAGGAAAACAACCGCGACGACGCGGGTGTTATGGCTTGCGAATATTGGGACTCAATAGCGAAAAGCAAAAACTTTTTCAAACCATTCGAGGATTGCGAAGTTGTCCGCTTCAAAGTCACGCACGAAGTATCACATAAGCAATACAAAGAAAAAGGATTGATCCCGCCGTTTCGTCCCGACCTAACCGCCGAATATGAGTTAGGCGACCTAAAACAAAAGACGTATTACGACATTTATATCGACGGATCAACCGCGGGGGACGATTGGAAGAAATGAAAAAAGGGAAAAAGAAAACAAAACGGGAGTTTGTAGAAGTCGACGGAATGTTGGTTTTTGAGAAGCGGGCGTTTTTCAATGATTATTTAGAAACGCAGATCGGCGCAAATTGGTTTTTGATAAAAAGATCCTTATTTGACGCCGGATATACCGCGCAGGAAGCCAACGACTACCGCGACGGACTATTGGCGGACTTCCGCGAAATGTGCAAGGAACACGGCTTTATAGAAAGGGTTTAAGAAATGGCGGACGTAATAAGAAACGAAGTAATAAGACTTGCCGACGTAGAGTTGGAAAGCGCGCTTGAAAAGTTCGGGCTTAATAATAGCAATCACGAGTCTTTCGCCGTTCTTCGCGAAGAAATCGACGAAGCGCACGCAGAACTTGAAACAATGGAATATCTTTCGGGGCGTATTTGGGATCTTACCAAGCAGAACGCGCAGCCGGAAACATTACGCGAGGTTTACACGAATATTTATAACACCGCGATCAACCTTGCCGTTGAAGCGGCGCAATGCGCAGCAATGGCGCGTAAGGGGATCTTATCAAATATTGAGATCTACAAGGAAGACAACAAACAAAACGCCCTTGCAGCAGCAAAGGGCGGGGAAGTATGACCGCGGCAGCGGGAAGCGTAACCCAAAAAACACGGCTTGAAGCAGAACTTAAAAAGTTAGGCATAACAAGCGAAGCAGACTTGCGCGAAGCGATCCACAAGTTGCCCGCGCTTCCGATCGGAATAATGACCGACCCGATCAAGCATAAAACGAGAAGGGGGGCGGGCATTTATGGCGGATATGGCAGGAAATAAGATCTACGCGGTGGACTTTGACGGGACATTGTCGCAGGGCGTACCGTTTCCCGAAATCGGAGAAGCGAACGAACCGTTATTCGATATGTTGATCCGAGAAAAAGAAAAGGGATCGCGAATAATTCTTTTTACTTGCAGAACCGGACGAGATCTAAAAGAAGCCGTCGCGTTTTGTAATAGTCGCGGTCTTTACTTCGACACGGTAAACGAGAACTTACCGGAACTTATAGCCGCTTACGGCGGAGATACAAGAAAGATCAACGCGGACTACTATATCGACGACAAAACAATGTTTTATCCAACCGTTAGGCGTTTCGATTATGCGCCGGACGAGGGCGAAGACGCAAAACAGATCTACACGGATATATATAACCACAATATGAAAATGCAGGCGTTGGAAGAAGAACGCAAAGCAGAATAAACCACAAAGGGAGTTAAGAAGATATGTATAAATCAAGTTGGAATTTAAGGAACTTCAAGAAAGGGCTTCGCTTCATTGAGAATATAGCGAAGCAAGGAAGCGTCCGCGAAGTGGACTACGCGACGGGTTATGCGATCGCGTCCGTTAAGGATATGAAAAGCCACGGCAGGATCACACACGCGCAGCAAAAAGCCCTTGAAGACCTTATTCACGAAACCGCAGACGCAACGATCGACGAGATCAACCACGACGCGGACGAAGTCGAGGGAATACACATTCTTTCAGATTAAACAAAAGAAGACCCGACGCAAGGCGGGAAACCAAAACGTCGGGTCTTCTTGAATAAACCACGGCTATATTTTAGCAGAAAGGCGGGAAACTTTCAATATGGCGGTAAAAGAAAGGATACAAGAACAAGTAAGAATATATACGGAATACGACGCGCAGCGCAGGGCGGAAGAAATCGCCGGATCTATGCTTGCAAACGCCGTTTCCAAGTTGGAAGAACTTACACAAAACACGGTTGCGCTTATGAAGTCGAACGACTTGTTAAGAAAACAACTTGCAGATCAACGCGAAGCAACAAAGCGTTATTTGATAGCGGCGATCTATTACGACGAAACATATACCCGCTTGCCGGAAGATATGAAGAAAAAGTTTATTGAGATAGGGAAAGGGGTAATAAAAGACTATGACTTGCCCGTTTAATAGACAATCAAGAAATCTAAAAGCATACCGGAAGAAGTTAAAGAGGGGCAAACGTCCGAAAAGATATAGCGTTCGGCTATATTCTACGGGCGTCTTTGCCGTACTTATCGTCGTTGCCGTGTTTCTTTTCTTCCTTATATATGAAGTAATTGCGGCGGATCTTGTAGAAGACGCTTACGGCGCGCCGCTATATGAGAAGATCCCGCAGGAAGAAACGCAGGAAGTAACCGTTACGCCCGAAGACCTAAACGCAGCGGGCGAAGATCCGGTCACATTGCAGCAGGAAGAAACGATCGCGCCAAAAGAACCCGCTTTCGTTCTTCTTCCGGTAGCAATGAGCGAAGAAGACCAAAGGATCGTTTTTGACATAGCGACAAAGAACAATACTTCTTATTGCTTCGTTATGGCAATCATAGGACACGAAACCGAGTACACGAAAGACGCGAGATCTTCAACCGGAGATAGCGGCTATATGCAAATAAACGATTGCAATTTGGAAGATTTGGCGGATCACGGCTTCGTGGATATGTACGACACCGCGGACAACGTCGGCGGGGGTTGCTACATATTAAGAAAACTATTTAACACTTACGGCGACGACGAAGTCCATAAAGTTTTAATGGCTTACAATATGGGCGGCGGTCGCGCCGCCGAACTTTGGGCGCAGGGGATCACAACTTCGGAGTATTCCCGCGACATAGTAAAGCGCGAAAAGGAATTGTCGCGCTATATAGACGACGCTTTAATGAACAAGTAAGAAAGGCGGGACAATATGGGAATGAGATTTATTATAAATGGCTTGAAATACGAAACCGACAAAATGGAAGAAATAGCAACCGTTAAGAAATGGTACAGAATTACAAACGCGCTTGTTAATGCGATTTACGGCGGAAAAGACGTCGGACACGACTATATTTGTACTTTATGGAAGTCAAAAAAGGGAAAATGGCTATTGACCCACGAAGTCGATTATATGAACAAAGGCGAAGCAATAGAAGAAGACGAAGCAAAACAACTTCTTATGCAATATGCGCCGGATAAATACGAAGAATTGTTCGAGGAAATACCGGAAGCATAGAGAGGGGCGGCAATGGGAGTTAGCGAAGTTTGTATCAGAAAAGTAAACGGCGGCTATTGGCTATTATGCCCCAAAGCAAAAATCATCAAAACAACCGAAACAATGATCTTTGTTTCTTGTGATAAGAAATTTTGTTTACGCAAGATAACGGCAGCAGGCAGCGGGGCAAATTATGAAGATAAAAGCAATTAGCGGCATTATGTGGGCGGCGGACATTTTGGACGGTCGCCGCGAATTTCCTACATTTAATAAGAAAGAACCCAAAGAACGCGCGCAGGAAGACCACACGGGCGCGGAATTTGAAAAGGCATTAAATAGAGCGTGCAAAGATTTAAACGCCCACAACGACGCAATAGACGCGGCAGCAGGCGCGTTTATTCTATATCAGAAATACAAGGGCGATCAGATCCGGCAGCAAGCGAACGTCGACCGGACGAGTTAGTTTCTTCCTATATATAGGAACATATTAAGGCGACCTTGTAATGGGTATTAAGATACCGTAAATATTACACAATATGTTAGAGAATAATATATATTACGCAATATGTATATTTATAAATTATAGATAATATATATTACGCAATATGTTAGACATAAAGGCGGGGTAATGTGAGAAAAAAATATTATGACAATTACGACTATGAAGAAGCATACAACGAACAAATAGAGAAGTTAGAAGAAGCGGAAGCGGAGAGGATCGCAAAGAAAAGCAAAGGGGCAGGCTACCGAACAACCACAACGGAAGCCGGAAAAATGATCGAGGTTGATATTTACCCAACCTTTAACGTTCGCCACGATATGCCAAGGACAAAAAGGGGTAGAGAGTCAAGACCCGCACAAAAGAACCTTAACGACAAAAGGGCGCGAAGATATTTAAACCAACTTGCAAGCGCGAATTTTGGCAAGGGGGATCTTTGGGGAACATTCACATATAGAGCCGGAGAAGAACCGGAAAGCATAGACGACGCCGAAAAGAAGTTCGGCAACTTTATTCGCCGGATCAACCGCAGGAGAAAAAGAGCCGGAAAGGAAAACATAAAATATATCTATGTGACGGAATGGGAAGACGGAGAAAAGGGCGTCCGCTGCCACCACCACGCAATATTAAGCGGGGACGTTGACCGCGACGAGATAGAACAATTATGGTATCACGGCGACCGGACAGAAACAAAACGACTTGCACCCGATCCCGATACACATATCGCCGGACTTGTTCACTACATCACAAAAGACCCAAAAGGTAAGAAGCGTTGGAAGACGTCGAAAGGGTTAAAGAAACCAACGATCACAAGATCATATAGCAAGTTTGGAAAAACAAAAGTCCGTAAAATGGCTTGCGACTATACATTGCTTGAAAGCGAATTGAAGAAGAAATATAAAAACGCCCGTTTTGTAGACGCCAAAGTTTACCAAAACGAAATCAACGGCGGCTTTTATATATACGCCCGAATGGTTAGGGATTGAAAGGGGGAATAACAGAAATTGAGATTGCAGAATTTAAGAGCCGGAGAAACAACCGAGCAGATCAAATTATTTAATTGGGCGAAAATGTACGAAGACATTATCCCGCCTTTAAGATTGCTTTACCACGTCCCGAATGAGGGGAAGCGATCAACCGCAGGCGGGCAGATCCTAAAAGCGGCAGGCTTAAAGTCGGGAGTTCCCGACGTATGCTTGCCCGTGGCGCGCAAGGGTTACAACGCCTTGTATATCGAAATGAAGTACGGCAAGAATAAGCCGACGGCAGCGCAAAAAGATTTTATGAAAGCGTTACAAGACGAGGGCGCAAAAGTGGCGGTTTGTTATTCCGCAGAAGAAGCCCGCGAAATGATCCGCTTTTATCTATCGCCCGCCGAGGGCTTCAACCTTGTAAATTGCGAAGAAGCAATAAGAACGGTCGACGGGTGCGAGGGCTACGGGTTAGACTTTGCGCCTTGCGATAAATGCAGACAACACAAAGCGAAAGGAGAATAAATCACAATGAGCGAAGAAAAGATTTTATACGGCGCGTGTAGATTTTGCGGACAGACGCAGACGGTAAACGAAGACGAAGTTTTGGACGTGATAAGACAAACGGGCGCAGAGGGCGAAGACGCAAAGAATATTGTTGCGACCCGTTATTGCACTTGCGAGGAAGCAAAGGCGCAGGCAACGCACGAAATGAAACTTGAAGCCGCCGGAGAATGGGCGCGCGGGGTATTCGAGAAAGAACCCGAAAAATTACAATGTGTGCTTTGCGCAATCAAGGCAACAAGCGAACATCACTTCGGGCGTATCGCTATTAAGTCCGGCAAATACAATTATACTTTCGACGTTGACGCGGCGGGAGATATTAGGATCAAGACAAAATATACAGACACACAAGAAGAAACATTTTAAGTTGGGGGAATAGTTAAGTTGGGACGTTATCGAATGGACGACGACGAAAAAAGAATAATTAGATCTATTGTCCGTCTTGACGAGAAACGCAGACGCGGGAAGTTGAAGCGAAAGGAAACAC